GCCAATCGTCGCCATCGACAACCCCATCACAGAGCCGCCAACCGCCCCACCAAGGGCCATGCCCACCACAGAAAGCGCAATCGTCGCCATTGGTTAGTCTCCTAGATCAAATACAAATCGGGCCGCGATACGGCGCTGCCACGGGATCGATAGCGGGCTTTCGACAACGCCGTGCCCGCTGTAGGCGTGAATAAAGGACGGGGATGCGCCATCAGTGGCTACCAGCCCCAGATGTTTCGCGATGAGGCCGCGCCGCATCCGAAACACCAGCAACTGGCCATGTTTGAGCGCTCCGTCATCAACGCGGTGAAACAACCGCGCCACGGTTTTCAACAGATATTCATCGCTTTGAGGTTCCGCCCAATCGGGCGTGTAGGCTGGAATGCCAGCAATTTCGGAGCCGTAAACCGTGCGCCATATGCCACGGATCAACCCCGCACAGTCGCAGCCAACGCCTTTCACAGCGGCTTGATGCAGATAGGGCGTGCCGATCCAAGACCGCGCATGGGCGATAATAACGGTGCTCATCGGCGCAGACTTCCGCCCGCATTCGTCTGATTTGCACGCGGCACGCTGACCAGCCAATCCTCGCCGGGGATATCGGGGAAACCTTGGAAATTCAGCAGGTTATTGAATTTTGCGATGCAGGTTTCGGCGTTCTTGTCGCAACCGGCAATAACGCGGATTTGGTCCCCAGCTTGCAAGGGCAACGGAAACTGTGACCAAAGCGTCAGAACACGGGTTTCACCGTCCAACACGTCAGACTTGATCGCCCCAATCAGACCCGCGGCCGCACCGGATAAAACCGTGCAAATCCCGTTTTCAAACCAGCCTTCGTGAAAAGCGCCCGTACCTTCTAGTACTAAGTCTTGCCCATCAACATCAGCCGTCAAAACATGCTCTAGACTGAACGCCGGATCACGCACATCAAAGCCGCAACGCCCATCCCCCAACACGGCACTACAACTTTTAAGAAACGACCGTCCCTGCGGTTGGTTCAGCGCGTCGGTCAGGCCATGCAGTTCAGCCGCGAAACCGCCTGCGCCGCGCGTGATCTCGCCCATCGTGCCGCGAAACTGGATCTGGCGTGCACGCACGTCATCCCATTGCACGCGCCATGTGACAACAACGGCCCCGTCATAGCGCCCTGCAAGAATATCGCGTTCAGTGATCGCCTCGGCGGATAAAACACCCAGCGCTGCGGTGTTGTTCACCGAAAGCCCGACACTGCTGGCCAAAGCACGCGCAGTCATGCCGCCTTGGGGCTGAAAAATCATGCCTTCAAATGCCAAACTGCAGTCGTGATCGGTAAAGCCAAAGTCCACTCCGTCGCGCCGCGTCACGGACCAGCACAGACACGTATGCGTCGTGCCGGTTTGCAGGTGTGCATTCAGATCAGCAGTGCTCATAACCGGATCTCCACCACTGGCACGTCAGGTACTTCGCCTGCTTGGAAATTCGAGAGCGACGTCATGATCGCGTCAGTGTCAAAGCGGACTGGCACGTCAAACTCAAAGCCTGCGCGGACCTCGGCCCCAAGGTCGGGCGCAGTTGCGAACGTCAGAATGCCTGTCTTGGTATCAAGCGTGTAATCACCCCCGTCCCGCACAGGCACACCGCCAACCGAGACAAAGACGGATCCTGCGACAGGCTTTGCAATGGGGCGCGCGTATTCAACGTCGCCCGACCGATACGTCTTGATCAACTGGAACTGCGTTGTCTGTTCGTCCCCGACTGCGATCAGCTGGTCACCTGCGTCAATCGCTTTAGACGGTGCGCAGGATTGGAAATCAGCCCAATCTTTCCAGCGAAAGCCAATTAGCTGGCCCTGTCGCGCTTCGAAAAACGCAATCAGCAGCGCGACATCATCCAGTGACCGCAGCCCCATCCCCGCATCATAGCGACGACGCGCATGCGCCCACGGCGTGTTGCGTTCTTCAAAACCATTGGCGAGCGTCACAATCTCTGTGCGCCGTTCTGGTCCCCCAAGTGCGCCAAAACTAAGCGAAGTGGGGAATCTCACATCATGAAATGTCATTGTTTGCTCCTAGCGGTAACGCTGGCTGCGGCCCAAGGCGCGCGCCATCTGGGTGGCGATTTGACCGCGACTGCGCTGGAAACCAGCGACATCAGGCGAGGAAATGTTCATGTTGACGGTCACGGCACCACCGCCACCGCCACGCACCCCCAAACTGCCGTCAGGGCCGCGTGCCAGCGGCATAATCGCCTCTGGCCCTGCCTCGCCCATTAGCCCAGTGCCGCCGCGCATCGGGAATGTGGTCGGGCCGCTGACAACGCCGCCTTTGGCAAAGGGCATCACGCGCCCTTGCGAAAACGATCCGCCATCAGCGAACGGCATCATGCCCGACACGACCGCGTTCAAACCGTCCGATAGCATCCCGCCAAAGTGATTGATCACCGGATTGATCGCCGCCCCGTATGCGGTACTTGCCATTTTTTCGGCCAGCCCACCTAACACATCGGTCAGGCTGCGCCCATCGAGTACCAATCCATCAAATGCAGAGCGCAAGCCCCGCGAGAATCCACGCTCTAGATTGCCCAGATCGCGCGTTGTCTCGACCATCGTCCCTTGCATGTCGCGCAACTGCCCCTCAAAGGCGGCAGTCACTTGGGCCGTATCGCCCAAGGTCCGTTCCAGCGCAGAGATATCGCTTTCCAGTGCGTCGATCTTGTCAATCTCATCCATCATGTTTGTCCTTTGTCATATCGGGGAAATCGCGCAGCAAAGCGTCCAATTGGCCACGAACCATTGGCGCTATGCCACCTTGAACACCCAACATCATCTGCAACTCTGCAGGCGTCAGCGCCCAGAAATCCGCGGGCTTCAGGTGCAACTGGTGCAGTCCCGCATGCATCAACCCACGCCAATCCACCGCGCTATTCCGGCGTCTCGAAGGCGCAGGCTAGCAGCAGCGCCGCCGCCTTTGCAGCCCCGATCGGGCCACCTGCAATATCGGCCGCCAGCAGATCAGCCGCCGCGCCTTGCCAGCCACCACCGCGCAGACCTGCGACGACGACCGCCATGACGTCAGCGCCTGAAAAGGCACCCCCCTCGAACCGGCGGATCATCTCCACCAATGACCCAGTGCCAAGCGCACTTTCCAGCTCTGCCAGCGCACCTAGCGTCAGTTTGCAATCATGGCTGACGCCATCAATCACAATCGCCACTTCTCCGGTCCAAGGGTTCGCCATCAGATCAACGCCACAAAGTTCAGCGCACCCGCTGAAGCCAGTGAAAGCTCATAAGTTGCCTCGCCATTATGTGACCCTGCATATTCAATGGACGTGATCTGGAACGGGCCTTCGATGGTGCCAAAACCTGGTACGATCACCTGAAAATCAGGCGTTTCGCCGTCAAAGAAAATCTGGCGCGCGCGTTCATCCGTATCGGCGTCCTTGAACACGCCCGAGCCAGAGATCGCAGCCGTTTTCACACCCGCACCGCCCAGCAGTTCACGCCAGCCGCCCGTGCTGTCAAGACTGGTGATATCAACCGTTTCTGCATTGAGACTAAAGCGGGTGGCCCGCAGGCCCGCCGCCGTTTCAAACAGGCCGTCGCCGGTCATGTCGATCTTGACCAAAAGGTCCTTGCCATTTTGTGCAGCCATGCCGCGTACTCCTTATGAAAATCAGGGTCGGTTACGTGTCATCCGCCACGCGGGCACGAAAAATCAGGTTGATCTGGCGCATGGACCCCGTGCCAACACGGGCGGCCTTGGCCTTGTAGAAATTCAGGGACACCAGACTGCCGCGATCTAGGATCAGCGGGGCATCAACCAACGCGTCACTGACGGCTGCCGCAGCCTCTTTTGCGGTCGCAAATCCCGCACTTTGGGTGACGATAGAGACAGTGAAACTATGCTCTGCCCCCGCGCCGGTTTTATCCGACGCATCGCGCACATCTTCGGAACCCAAGACCACGTAGAGCGGGGGCAAGGTTCCGGTGGGCAGAGCGTCATAAATCGACACGCCAACCAAAGCAGCCAAAGCCGTGTCAGTTGTCAGTTGCGCAAAAACCGCGCGCTGCAATGCCGCTGAAACACCATAGCTCATGCGGCCACCTCTTCGTCGACGTGACAGGTCAAAAATTGCGCATACACGCCTTTTTCGGCCACGGCATTGATGTTGAAAATACGGGTGCCATCGCGGAACCGCTGACCGGCAGACGGCCGTGACGGGGCGCCATAAGGCGCCGCACGGACCGTAATTTTGTAGGGCACGCGCGACACGGTGGTCGCCACGGCACCTACTTCACGACCAGTCCCAGCCTTGAGTTCAGCCCAGACAACACCCAATGGTTCCCAGACGCGGGTGTACCCACCCGCACCATCCGCGATCTTTGTCAGCCCTTCCAACACAAGCGAGCGGTTCAGTTGCGGCGCACTCATACCCTGCCCCCCATGAACATCCGCACGGTGCGGTAGCGTTCGATCAAAGCCAACACGCCCACAGGCAACGGTGGTGCAGCGTGTGCCACGTCAAAGCGGTATTCGTAGAAATGTGCAGCCAACAACATCACGGCTTGCGCCAGATCAGCGGGCAGATCGTCCCACTCAGGGCCGAACCCTGCAAGCATCCCGATCTTAACCGATGCCGCTTGCGGGATCACAGGTAAGCAGGTCCCAGCTGGTTGCAGGCTTGGTCGTTGCAGATCAGGCTCCAGATACCACGTATCGGGATTAACAGCCGTCACATCACCGGCGCGGTTGATCATGCTCACCGCGGAAATCGCGCTGACCGGCGACACTGGCAGGGGCTGGCTGCGCGCATCACGCCATGCCGTCAACGTACAACTGAATTCGCGCGCGATCAGGATCTTGCCGGTGCGGGCTTCGATCGCAGCCATGCTGGCGCGCAGATGACCGACCAGTAGATCGTCCTGAATTCCATCGTCGGAAAACCCCGAACCAAGGCGCAAATGGTCTTTGAATTGAGCGACCGGAAGCGCCGATACCGGCACGGTGGTCTCTTCGACTAACATCATGGAATAGCTCCGAAATTCAGTGTGCGGTAAGGTCCCGGGCGCATCCGTCCTCCGCATTGCTCGGACGGAAGGGAACAGCTAGACAATGCGAAAAACTGTCATGGCGTACGCCCGGGCTGGGACACTGCGCACAGCGCGCAGCACCCCGGATCACAGCAAGGGTTTAGCTTGCTGCAAACTTCATCAGCTTGATGGCTGCAAAGTCGCTGACAGCACCGCCCACACGCTTTGTCGCGTAAAACAACACATGTGGTATGGCAGAGAACGGATCACGCAGCACCCGCAGGTCAGGGCGTTCGGCCACGGTATAACCAGCGGCAAAATCACCAAATGCAATCGCGGTGGCATCATCTGCAATGTCAGGCATGTCTTCAGCAATCAGTACGCGATAACCCATCAAACGTGCAGGTTCACCCATCGCCAAACCATCGACCCAGGCAAAGCGCCCGTCATTATCCTTAAGCTTGCGGATGTGGCCTGCCGTCTTGGAGTTCATGACGAAGGTCGCATTGGCGCGGTATTCCGCACCCAGCGCATAAACCAGATCGACAATCGGATCAGCGCGGGTAATGCCACCGGGCGTCTCTGACGGAACATATCCAAGGCTGCCCCAGGTCCACGCGTCGTTGTCAACGTTAGGATAGGTCAGCATGCCCTTGGGCTTGTCGATGCCATCGCCGCTGATAAAGGCCATCGCCTCGGAACGGGCGAACTTGTCCGCG